AATGTATATCTTGGTCTGGCAACGGGGCGGCTTGTTAATAAATCCAACATTTCAATCATTTTATTGCCCATTTGCTTTGCCGTCAAGCCATTATCTAAACAAAATTGTCGGCCTTGTATTCCACATAGCTGACGAAACTTTGGTGGAGATTCATACCATTCAGTTATAGCGTCTGCTACGTCTTCTGGTCGACATCGATCGTCAAATATATATGGCGTTTGTGGAGAACCTTGTAATGATCTATTGCTTGGAAATACTGGTTTAGCCCATCTGCCATGAGTTTTAAATTTACCCATATGATTCGATGAAAATTCTCCATCAAATTTAATCCACTCTCCGTCATCATCTGTGAACATACATTGGTCCTGAAGGCCTCCGGTTACATTGTTTATAATAGGAGTTCCTGATAGCATTGCTTCTGTACTACTAAGTCCCCAACCTTCGTTGCTAGCAATATTCACAACTACATCTACTACATTGTACATTGCATTAAGATCTTGTATAGAAAGTTTAGCTTCTGAAAATACTACTTTACAATCTGGAGCAACGTTTTTTGCTACTGCTCTTAAATCAGTACCATTTGCATCTGCTGGTGTGGTATGCATTAGAAGCATGGTTTTACTACGTTGCTCCGGGGTTAACTTGTCGTTAAACATTTTAAATGCAAGTATCACATCACCTGGCTGTTTTCTCCTTATATTTCTGTTATTCCAAAATACTACAAAGTCTGCACCATTATCTTCTTTTATCTGCTTATGCATATTTCGATATTCAGGTTTATTTCGATCTAATGGTGTATATACATTTTCGTCTAATCCGTGGGGAACATAGCCGGTGATTATACCACCATTGTCTTTTTCTTTTGAATCGTGGTCATATACCTCAAATCCATTCTGTTTAAGCACTTCTCTATGTATATTGTCTGACTGCTTACTGATTCCCATAATCATATCACAACTGCCGTAAAATGGGGCGTTCCACATTGGATAGGGTAGGTCATCCCATATTGAATAATATGCAATAGGTATACCATATGTGGTTTTAATTTCATGCTCTAATGCATATAACCAGCCCCAATATCTAGGATCGGTAAAATGTAATATGGCATCGGGCTTTTCTTGATTTAATATTGAGAATAACACATTACGATCGCCATAACCAGTCCACGGAATAACTTTAACGTCGGCATCCATGATACCAGTCTCTTGTTGTATCTGTTGTGATACGTCTTGACCTTTACCGTGTTCAGGATGGTTTAATGCTGCTCCTAATTGTACCCAATCATAATGGTGTACCGTTTTCAATATAATTTCTCGACTAATAGTTCCAATACCACTTGGTAATCGGAAATCATCGGATAATAATAAGATTTTCTTTTTTGTTTTTTTGTTGATGTCTACGGGTTGTAGCTTTGGTAACTTCATTCTTCTCCTTATAACTTTTATATAAATATATCAACCAAGTAAAACTACCGGCTTTTTTTGTTTGTTAACATTACTGTATGCTGTTTTTAAAAAAGGATCCATCGCATCTTCATTAGTCATGATTATCATGTAATCACAATTTTCTGCAATAAGTTTCATTCTGTGATGTAATTGACTGAAATGATATGATTTACCATAATATGTCTTTGGCATTGCCGAATATAGATTGTATCCTGAATATGACGGATTATATTCAGTGTAACTCATTCCAAATTCCAATGCATATTTTCTAACCATATGATTAGCACCTTCACTTCCTCCGGCACCTACTATAGTTACATTGTCGTATTTGGTTTTTAATTGTTGTAACGCTTCTTGAACTTTACGTCTATTCTGCCAATCTTTATTTCCTATAATTGCAACGTTCATTATTCTTTAATTCGGTTTTCTTTAGGACAATTAGCATAATCGGTTTTGAATACACACCATTTACAGTGTTTAGCTCCTTTACCGGCAATTGCTAAATATTTGCGTTCTTCGTTTTTATTGCCGTCAACATCAAAGCACTCTTCAACAAATTCATCAATTAGTTTTTGCACTTTCTTTTGTGTTACAGTTCCAGATGATGGTCTATGTTGTTGAACTCGCTTTTGTGGAAACATTGAGTTTTCAATTAATTTTCGTTTAACTATAAAAAACTCTACATTGATATTTTCTTTTGGAATTCCATATTGTTCTGAAAAGTAAGTTTTATATGTTACTAACTGAGCTGATTTTAATGGGTCGGCTTTTTGATATTTATTCCAACCCATTCTGCTTGTTTTGATGTCAATTATTTCTATCGTATTTGTAGGCTTATGTCGTATAACTAAATCCATGAATCCATACCAATATACTGATTGATTCTTTGAAGATGCTTGTGTACATAGTTCCATTTCAATACCTAACAATTCATAATCTCGACTTGAAAAGTATTGACCGCGTCGCTTCTTGAACCATTCTAATATAGCAACACCATCTTCGTGATATTCTGTTAATTGTAATGGGTTGGAAAAATGCTCGCCGTCTTTTTCAGCAACACATTTGCTATATTCTTTCTTAATATTATCCATTAACAAAGCCGATAAATCAATAGCATCTGCCGTTTTAACGGAGTCTGTATATAATACTGTTAAGAAGTGTTGCATTGTCTCATGAAATGCAGTACCAAATACTGTTTCTATAGATGATGTAAATGGAGCTAATCCGTCTATATATGCAAGTTTCCAATTTAATGGACATCGCTCATACATACTCCATTGTGAATATGATATTCTTCGAGGTACCGACTTAGGGTCTCGTACTGCTAATTTATATACTGGACTAATATAGTTAATACTTTCTTTACTCATATAGCGTAATTTATATATAATATAATGAAATTATTACTATATACCAAATTCTTTTAGATATATATTAATCACATCTTTTGTTTTTTCCAAGTCTTGTTCGAAGTTACCTTTTCGGCGACATCTTACAATGCGTTTAAGTATGTCAAATTCATAAGCATTAAGTTCCCATTCGGTTGCAAATTTATATAAACTGTCTTTGCCAGTATAGTGTTGCTGGGTGTGTATTGTTTCACCATCTAAATTTATAAACATTTATTTTATTCCTTTTAACATTTTTTTCTTCTCTGCGTCAGTATACCCATACAATGACAGTATACGATCGCAGGCTGATTTATTCAATAATTCTAAATATTCAGTAGCTTCACTTTTGCTTATCTGATAATGTTCTGCTAATTGTTCGATTAGTTTAACGTCATACTTGTCAGACTTTTTACCTTTAACGTATTTTGCAAATGCTTTATTATTAGGAAGAAGATCGTGATATAACTTATATGTATCTCTAGGTTTAAGTTGTCCTATAGTATAACATTGTAATTCATTAACCAAGTCGGTTAGCTCCATTCGCATTGATAGCCAACGATTCACAATAAATGGAGAGAACTTCTTCTGTTCTACATCTGTCCATTTGTCCCAAGCTTTCTTGTTGCTTGTTATACCTCCGATAAAATCAAATATTGTTGCCATTATAGTTTATATTTTTTTCGCCATCTTGCCTCAAAGTCATGCCCCATTCCCATTTCTAATATTATAGCGTTGTCTGGAATCCCGACTAACTTTTTTGCTGTTAATATGTCGTCAATGCTTTTCTTTTTATATGTTTTAATTTTAGTCTTTGCATTGCTACGATTACTAGTTTTAAAAACAAGCGTAATTGTTCCTTTTAATATTTTTTCTGCCATAATTATAATTCATTCATGATATTAACAAACATAGCCATTATGTTTATTTCCTTGTCTACTACGGTTACGTCTTTAAATTGGGCTTCTGCTATTATCAAAATAATCGATGCAATATGACCTGTAGCAAATTCTTCAAGATTGTCATATAAAAATGTATATAATGGAGTAAAGTCTCTAACTTTACTATCGGCAATACACTTTCGAATCTTGTTAAATGTTGCTTTTTTGTCTTTAGCATTTCTAAGCATTTCCAACACCTCAGTCATATAATTTGCTTGAATAGCACTTGCTTTGTCTAATTGTAACACACCATCAACAACGGAGGCTTGTGCTGCATTAATGGCTCTTCTTATATCTGGATATGATGCATTGATAATTGCTGCTATATCCTGAACGTCATAAGTTACACTCTTTTCTTCTAACACAGTAACTAATCGTTTTGCTACATCCGTTTTATTGGGCGGTGTTATTGCAAATGTCTGACATCTACTCTGAATTGGATCAATAATCTTTTCTACATAATTACATGTTAATATGAAACGAGTAGTTTTACTATATGTCTCCATTAAGTTGCGAAGTGCCGCTTGAGCATTTGGTGTCAAGTAATCAGCTTCGTCTAATATTACAATCTTCCATCGTTTAAATCCTACCGTTGAAGCATATCGCTTTATCTTATCTCGTACAGCATCAACAGAGTTTTCGTCTGATGCATTAATATACATAACATCGGCGTCTACACTACCAGCAATTATCTTGGCTAATGTTGTCTTACCTGTTCCAGCTGGACCATAAAATAATAAATGTGGCACATCACCATTCTTAATGAATATCTTGACTTTGTCAATAATATGCTCATTACCAATATATCCATCCATTGTATCCGGGCGGAAGGATTCTACCCATAGTGTATTTTCTGTTACTCCAAACATAATTTATTTATTACCTGTTGATCCGAATCCATTATCACCTCGTTTAGTCCCGGTGAGTATATTTGCTGGACTCCATTCTATTTGTTCTACTTTATTTAATACTAATTGAGCTATTCTATCACCGGTTTTTACTACAAAAAACTTATGACCATGATTAATCAAAATTACTCCAATTTCTCCCCGATAATCTGCATCGATGGTACCTGGACTATTTAATACTGTTACGCTTTTCTTTAAAGCTAACCCACTTCTAGGTCTTACTTGTATTTCATACCCAACTGGAACTTCTACAAATAAGCCGGTTGGAATTAATGCTGTGCCACCCGGTGGTATTTCAGTGTCATACTTTGCATTACACAACACATCGCAACCTGCTGCTTGGGGCGATTCATATTGTGGAAGTTTAAAATTCGATGTTGTTAGTACGTTAATATTCATATTAATTTTGTAATTGTACTAACCAATACTGTGATTCAAAATCTGGACCGCTAAAATCTATTCTAGACAAACCATGACTTGATACATGCATTGTACCTTTATCGCCTTTATTTGCAACTAATACTTCTTTAAGTTTATCAGCGCTAAAACATATTGGTTCTAAATCTGCAACATCTGTCATACCTACATCAAATGTAATATTGTCGGAGTTAACGGTTGTATAATTAATAATAAACTTAATTGCACCACTAACTACTTGCACTGCAAAATTCTTAGCATCTGGTAGTGCATTCTTTGCTTTAATAAATTTACTAATGAATTCATCGTCTATTGGAAGTGTTACTTCATATGGTGGTTCAGCATTGATAGCGGGAACTGCAGGGATAACGGTTGTGTCTGCTAACATAAAGGTTGCTCTAGTGCTTCCTTCACTAATCTTCATAGCATAGTTTTTACCGGCAGCATCTTGCACATCAATATTGATGTTTTCGCCAAGTGCAGACAACATTTTCATCAATGCTCCAGTATGATTGATTCCCAATTCTCCTTTCATAAAAGGAGTCGTTTTCCATTGCAGTTTCCCAACCACAGTTTGATCCATGTCGATAAGTTCGCAACCTACCCCTGTTTCATTTTCTTTTAATATTACCGCTTCGCAATTACCTGCAAGATAATAACGATTGATAAATGATTGTAATTTACTTTTTTCCATTATTTATAACCTAGTTTAAAATTTAAAAAATTTATTGAATTGTTTAATATCGGTGGTTGATATACTTTCGCCACCAAACTTTTTATATGTTTTCTTATATGTTGAGTATACATTCATTGCATTGTCTGGATCCGCAAACATTTCATGTAATGATAAAATAACATTGAATAATTCCTTTGGAATTGCCGTTTCTAACAATTCAACGTGACTATCTGTTAATTTATTAATATCCTTTACAATTTCACAATATAAATGCGTATTATGCACAACCATTCGAGGCATACCTTCTTGAGAATATCGATCTAATCCGGTAGTAGTTTGGCCTCCTAAATACTCATATGTAAAGTCATTACATGCTGGACAATTTATACTACATGGTACATGTTGTGTTTTATCTATAGTAATAGTTCCATCTTTGCCATTTCTGATATGTGTCTTCCTTCGATATTCAGCATTCTTTGGAAAATACAATTCCGTGAATGTTTGAGTTTTATAATTTCCAGAATGCAAATATGTTCCAAATACTGGATATTGCCCGGGGGAAGATGAATCTGACATCAATTGGATCCTATTGCCAGTTAATGTATTTAATAATTTCTGCAATGTTGCTAATATAAAGAAATCTGATATTTTACTTATACCTAATAAGTGTATGTATTCGACATGACCTTTTTCAAACTCTCTTTCCTGAAGCATTAATGCAATTACATACATAAAGTCAACTAATTTCTTAGGACCTCCAATACACCAACCTTTAAAGTCAAAGTCTTTGAACTTATGATACCATTCTTTGTATTCTTCACTGAATGTACCTTGTATAACATTTAAGAATTTAGTCTTACCACTTTGATGCTTTTCAAAGTATTTAAAATTGTCAAATGATATATCCATTGAATCTTGGAACCGATTTTCAAATGTAACACGGGGCGGTATATCTAAGTTTGCTGCTACATCACTATTAGCTTCTAACCAATGAAATATCTTTTCTCGAATGGTACCATCCCATTTTAAAGCCCCCGTAGCAATCTGGAATCCGCCTGAGTCTCCAAATACAAATGTACCATCATCTAACCCTAATTGATCTCTAAAGTCCATTTTTTTATAATGGTGACCTGCAGTTACCAAGAAGTGTGGGTGTCGCCATTTGTCTGGGTATTCTTTTGCAAAGAATCGCATTGTAGTGCCATCTTCAAATTTAGTATCTTTCTTAAAAGCCGATACCATACTACCTGCCGAGAGTGACGGTATATATAAAAACTCTTTTTTATCCATTTTGTTCCTTTTCTAATAAATGTTTACAATATGCTTCTTCGTGCCACACATTAATTTCTCGATCATAATCATTGGCAATGATATACCCTTCCATTTGGCGACCCAAATCAGATAGTAATGGGAAGCGCATAGTTTGGAAGTTATTACCGGTATCAATCACATTAGTGAATATTTTCAAACAATCGTTAAGATCGAATGGTTGATATAATTTATCTTTTGGGATAAATTCCGGGAATGATCTAAAATTTGGATATACCACATCACATCCAAACAATGTTGCTTCTAATACTGTCCAAGAAACATAGTCTTGCAAAGCTGAATTAAATTGTATTCGAGCAGTGGATAATTGTTCGTAATATTCTTGTTTAGTTAAATTATGCATACAAACAAATCTAGGTTGACGTTTTTCTAATTCATACATTGCTCCTAATACTCCAGGCAATGATGATTTAAACTCTTTACCAGATGTGGTAACGTGCCATGTCCAATCAGGATTATCTGTTAAAAATGCTTCGGCAACTTCAAGCATAAAGAATGGATTCTTTTCCTTGTCTAATCTGCTTGAATATACTACAGTATCATTTCGCTTCTTGAATGGATCATAATTTGGATTCTTATCTAATGCCATTTCTGCGTGTAATGGGAGTGAAACAACATGAATTGGTGCTTCGAAGCCCGCAGCTCTTAGTTGATCTTTGTGAATTGTCGATCCTACAAATATACCGGTCATTCTTTTGTCTAATCCTAACTCAAAACCACGCATCCAATTGCGCATTGGATATGTAAAGTCATATTCATCTACGCTTTGTGCATGTAGCATTGAATAGAATTTTAAATCAATACCATATAAATCTATTGCATATAATATAGACTCAATACCCGGATGCCAATAGTCTTGAAGGAATATAATGTCCCCATCATTAACTTCGTCTCGATTGAGCATATCCAAAAAGTTAGAACATTGACTCATTGCAAATTTACCTCGACCTACCGCATCTAATACTGCGCCTATCTTTATTTGTTGATCTGGGTCAAAGTCGCCTTCGATATCAATAAACTCCAACCGGTCTGCATATGGCTCAAATGTAGCCGGCATCCATTCTTTTGATAGCTGATATGTATATCTAGCTTTTAGTGGCTCTAGGCCAAAATAAAATAATTTTCTCATCTTTCTATTATTGCTCCGTTTTCCCAATCTTCCCATACTTCTACTTTGTATAAATTTTCATTTGCAGAATGAGTTAATATCCAATCTCCAATATCTTCACAGCTCATTCGGCCAAACTCTAATATATTACCACCAAATGTAACTCTTAATTGTTTTTTTAATTTTCGTTGCATTAAAATAAATTCTTCATCTCTATCTGTATGCGTTACTTGAGCGTAACAACGAAATCCAAATTGATGTCGGTGTCTATCTGATAAAAATGCTACTTCTGGAAATACTTCTTTGGCTTCTGGCCAACAATGAAATCCTTCCATACTAAATGATACTACTACACTATATTTCATAATTCGTCTTTTTTAACTTTTAAATATTTTAAATAACGATCGTTCATTTTGTCGAAATAATTTGTTTTTAATAAATTAGTATGTGCTTTACTTAATACAGAAGATTGTGCAATATTAATTAAAAAATATGGTGCTTGACTTCTAGGATTAAATCCATTTATATTTAATTTATCGGCCGGATTAAAACATATACATGTTAAATGAGTATAGCCATTTTCTTGTAACGTTTTATTAATAAAATTTTGATATCTAACCGTATCATTTTGTTTTAAATCGTCATCTTGCACCTGAGCAAATAATGCACTATCATAATCTGAATTTTCTAATTTTTCAATCATGTCTAACAATGTGTTTTCTTTAGGATCAAATTTTTCTATTAATAATTTATTTTTATCTAACTCAGCTCCGACAAATGGACATGGTGGCATATTTCCATATTCTTCTCTAGGTGTTCTTAATATATTGATATAATCTAATACACGATTTTTAAAATTTGTATATGGACATTTACCCATTATACTTCTTCATCAAATTTATAGTTATCGGGCTTTATTTCCATCATATTGCATTTAGTAACCTGATGCACACGATACCAACCTGCATCTACACTGAATGTATCTGTGTCTTTGAGTTTTTGTAATGCTTCGTCTTGAATACGATATATAACATGGCATCGATTAAATATGTCTGGTGGAAGATTTTCTAATACATTACTATTTGCTTCGATAGTTACTACACAATTAGTAGTGTCTAATATCG